GCGTGATTCCAAGCCCAGATAAATCCTTCTCTAAGGTGGTAACGGTAAGTTGTAAGAGCAAGAAAGACAAGGCTAACCAAAGCCATGATGCTTAGTTGGTAGCCTACATCACCTGACCAGTCTAAAGTCCAATTGTGGCGGAAAGCCGCAACATTAATACCTGCTACAAATAGAGTGATTAATAACCACGGCCATGAGTCATTAAATGTAAATAGACTTTTTTGAACTTTCACTTGTTTTCTCCCGTAATTCAGTATTCTGAAATCGCTCCGTAAACCCATATAAAACAAAGACTCCTGGAAGAGGCTTATCAAGCAACATCCGCCTCAAAGCCCAGATCCAGAGCTGACTGATGATTCCTAGGACGACTAAACCTAGCTTTTTATGACCGCGAAGGGTCAGGAATATTGCTAAACCGCCTAGAAGGACTATAACAAGCTGTGCGAAATCCATAAGAGGATAGTAACAGACTTGCTATAGGATGTCAAGTGCTAAGCTCCGCAAGAACCTCGATTTGTGATACTACAGACATCAGCCTGCTCTACAAAAACCTTACCGACATGTTTAATAGCTGTTTTATAGGCTACAGGCGTCAGCGGCTGCCCCCCACGCGCACCATCGGGATAACAGGTAATGCCTCTTAGGTTAGGTAGGTGTTTAATAAGCATTTTACCAAAGGAGGTAACCAGGCTTTCATTATTAAACTCACTGCCCCATTGAGGCAGGTTAATGGTGCTGCTGACACAATGATCAACATACTTCTGAACCCACTCTTGAAACTCTACCCTACGCTCAACGTCTTCTGATAAAGAATAAGCATCTTCAATCTGTTCTGCAGAAATCCCACTATTGATAAGCCGCTGCGCTACGGGATCTACTACGTACTGATAGTGAACGACATCTCCTTTTAGATACCGGCGCTTATAAGCAACACAAAAAACTGGCTCAATACCTGTAGAGGTTTCGGCAACAATCCCAATAGTCCCAGTAGGTGCAATAGCTCTACCCGCAACAGGAACTGTCAGATCCCACAACTTAGCATATTGCTTAGCGTATTTTAGGTTGGTTGCATAGATTTTTAGATACTCTTCTAGTTCCGCATCCTTACCATACTTCTTACCGTGCTTTAGTAACCACTCATGAAGCCCCATCAAACCCAGACCAATGCGACGGTTTCTTGTTCTTACCTGATCAATTGCAGCATAAGGAACATCGCTGTAGACACTACCCGCTACTAAAAAGGCTGTACTAATTTCAACAAGACGCTTCATGTGCTCAAGGTCTTTAACCCGAGCTACGTTAATAGAACCTAAATTACAAATATCTGAATCATTTCGAGAACTTACCTCTGCACAGGCGTTTCTAAGATCTTCTCCTGCTTTATCTCCGGTATCTACACAAAACCCTGGTTCACCTGTACTAAGCATCTGCTTAATACATTCTCGATAGACTGAGTTAGCGGTAGAGTGTAAGACATGCTTCTCGTTATTAAAAGCTTCAAAAAACTCATCATCAAGACAAACACTGATATTAGTACTATCTAAAGGGGCTGGGAAGTTATAGTCTTCTGCCTTAGTTGACTTAATTAGATCTGACCAATCCTTAATATGAATAAACTCTTGGATATCTGGATGTTTCCAATTTAACCCTGCCCAGACAGCAGATCTACGTGATCCCCCTTGCATAATAAACCTAGCGCATTCATTAACCATCTGCATAAGAGCAAGGGGACCAGAAGCTGTTCCACCAGTCTTGCGAATAGGCTTACCTTTGGCCCTTAGGGCCGAATAGTTAACACCAATTCCAGCGCCCGTCATAAGAGCCATGGAAGATTTTTGCAGAAGTTCAGACCATCCTTCACGACTGTCTTCCGATCTGAGAAGAACGCAATTTTGAGTTTGTTTATATGCCCTTCCAGTGGCGTATAGATATCGTCCACCCGGCATAAACTCTTTATTAGCGATAGCTGCTTCGATTTCCTTGACTAAGTCTTTAGGGGCATCTACAGCCTTCATTACATTTTTGGCGACTCTATGCGCAATCTCAGCCCATGTCTCTTTACGACCTTCAGGGAGATCGTGGGCGTACTTCTGGTTCATAATATTAGTAGCAAACAGGGACATACTATTGGGCATATACTAACCTTCTCCTAATTAGTTGGCAAGACTGACGATGGCATACTTTTTGATAAAATCTCTAATTTTCGCTGTTCATAAGCCTCTAGATATTTAACGATGTTTTTAGCCTTATCAACGGTAAGGCCAACGGGCAAGTACATTAAATTGCACCTAAGGCAAGGTAGCCCCCTGATGTAGGTGCGACGGTTACATGTAGGCATCTTCTTGTAGCCCTTGATGTGCTCGTGATCGGTTACCAAGCGGCCATTCTTAGGCGGATTTCCGCAGATAGGACAGACGTGACCTTGCTTGTTTGCTATCTCTAACCACTCCTCCTGGGTTATTCCATACTTCTTTAAGCTAGCATGTTTCGGAGGCGTTACTTCGATTAGCATGAACCACTAAGATTGGTCCTTCACCAAATAGCCAGCTTGTTCTACAACCTTGATACACCAGAACAAAAACTCTTCCGGTGTAAGGTTTTGTTTTACCGCATTTAATCTTTTATGAACCCATTGAACGTTATCCTTTGAGTATCCCTTTGAGCTATCTATCCGATCCAAAGAGGCAGTACCTTCTCGATCTTTGCCGTTCTTTTTATGAGATATTACCAAACCGGACAAAGCACAGATCCCCTTCTGTCTTTGGTAAACGTCCCAAATATCTTCTATAGTAACATTAAACTCTAAGTTTCTTTTTTTGGCTCCATCCTTAATTGCACTAAAATAAGTTCCAGATATATCCTGATGCCCCTTCCATTTTGGAGTCCTTCTGCAACCACAATGATTGGACTGGTTCTTTAAAAGACCGATGGCTCTAATTTTATAGAGAGCTGGATTCCCGCAAGAACATCTGCAGTCAGCATATCGCGTATTATACGTTTGTCCGTACAGCTTGATCACGGTCAGACAGTCAAAAACATCTCCAATATCTATTTGTCCAAGCTTGCTGTTAAAAGTATGTTTACATTTATGGATTGGAGTTCGTATAAGTGCTGATTTTGTTATCTTCCTATAACGGCCACAAACACATTTTACCAATATTTGTCTGTGTTTTTGACCACTTGGTTGAACTGAAAACTCGTCCAAGTTCTTAACAACAGTAAGATCTCCGAAGACCCAACCTGCACCCACTCCAGATCTTTCTTTTTTACGAAAAAGAGAGCATTTTTCGCACCTTCTAACTCCATAACGGGTTGTTAAGCTGTCGGCCATAACACAGAACTCCTCACCACAAGAACACTTGACTATTAAGTTTTTAATTTTTTGTCCACGGGCTGAAACAGATCTACCAGCTTCTCTTAATACAATTAGATCGCCGAAGGTAGCCCCTATTGATGTTTTACTTCGGCACCCCTTACATTGCTTAATCCTCTTTTTATCTAAAAGCCATTGAGATGAAGCCTCTAAAATCTTACCGCAATCACATCTAACAAGAAAGACAGGTCTTTTATATCCTTCATTCTCTAAATCTTTGGGAACCTCACTTAAAACGGTTAGTTTATCAATCTTTAATTCAGGCCAGATTTTTCTTCTATCCACACAGACACGATTAGGCCTTTTCTTTCTTTTTAGCCTCTCCTCCTCTCCACATCTACTACATAAATGTATTGCTGTCTCACAGGTCAAATTGTCTTTTTTAACTTTATATTCTATACCGCATGAGCACTTAACTAAGTACATCTTCCTTTTTGTTCCACCAGGATAGATTATGGGCTCTGTCTCCTGTACTATTGTAAGTCCATAAACAACATCTCCAGGATGAATCTTGTATTTTCTAACAGTCACTTACAACATTTTCTCCATCATCTCTACGCAACCAATGATCGACAAGAACTTGCCTAGATGTTCAGTAGCATCTACTCCCGACCAATAGAGCAATGCTCCTAAAACCGGATACATTGCAAAGTTAACAAACGTTACCATTACTCTTCCATCTGGCCGTTAATCGAGTCAGCGGCCTTACGCAGGAAGTCTCGAATTCCAGGCACCTTTTCTCCCCGGCTAACAAGACACTCCAAGAGATACTCAATGCGAATGACGTTTTCCTTATGGCCTAGGCTATAGGGTTCTTGGGCGACCTTTACCTGCTCCTTTAGGGCTGCAAGATCTTCATCAAACTGCTTAGCCATAGCTAGCTGGACATCGTTAATAGCTGTATCAGAAATCTTCTTGTAGAGAGATGGGCTGTCAAGCGCCATCATGTCTATACGCCACGCCTCATCAAGCTTCTGGAACTTCTTGTACTGCTTCTTCTTGCTGTCGTCTTCTTGCATCATGTGGTCTCCTTCTTTTGTTTATTAATCGCGCGGGTGCGCTTACGAATTTCTTTGTTGATGTAGTGTAGAGCCAACCTAAGTGCTGTATAAGGCTCACCACCATCGTTAGCTAGCCAAATATAAAAAATCGCCCGCTCAACGTTCCCATCAGTATTTTCGTCAATTATCTT